GGAACTACTTCAATATTTGCTAATTGCGAAATAACTCCTTTTAAAATAAAATCAATACTTCTGTTAAACGGATAAGCAAAAACATCAATCTGATTACTTCCAAATAATCTAATTCTATTTATTGGACTATGTTTCTGTGTATAATTATCTGTACTTGCTATGTCTCCCTGCTTTCCCATACTTTCTGTATTAGAAAATATTTGACTTTCTCCCCAGGCAGTAGATAAATTAAAGAACAAAGAACTGTCATCTGATATTAACTTCATTAAGTCTTTCCCTGTAACAGTTACACTTCCTTGACCATTTCCGTCTTGATGAACAGTTACATTATCAACCAATCCAATCATATCATAAGACATTTCATAATTTTGAATTTCATCATTATTATTCTTGTAACCACCACTTATTTCTTCAGGGTTTGTAAATGAAATAAAAATCAAATCGTTTGCTTGAATTAACCAATTAAAATAGTTATGTTCCATAGCTATCATTCCAGCTTTATGAAAATATGATTTTGAAAAATCATGTACATCTTGTTGAAGTGATTTTCTATCAATGTAAGTTAAATATTTATCATTTTCTTTTACGGAAGTTTGCGTTTCTACGGAAGTTTCTATTGAATTTATTATCGGTAAAGTAATTGAAAAATCACCTCCAGAAACAGTTACATTGGTACTTACGTTTAAAATAAACTTAGAAATGTCAAAGAATTTATTATTTTTTGATTTGTAAAAAGTTTTTGTATTGTTCAAATTTCCTGAATAATATAAAGACTTAAACCAGCCTTTCACTATGCAGTCAGGAGATAGCTTTGTTGTTTCATCATTTATTTCGTATCCTGATTGTTGAAATATTTTACTAATTTCATCATCTTCAAAGGCAATGATATCATCAGTATTTTCTTGTAAATTAGTTTGAGAAATAATTATTTCGTGTGCTACTTCATAAGTAATAATATCTGTTTGCAATTTTAGTACACAAGGACAAGGTAAAATCATATCAGAAGATAAGTCATTTTCTGTTATTTCCTTTTTTCCTAATTTTTCAGCATATTGAGCTTTATAAAGTAAAGACATTTGCTTGAAAATATCTTTTCTATTGTAATTGAAAATATCATCAACACTTGTCTTCTTAACATAGATATAATTCTTCTGAATATATTCAGAAAGAGTCTTAATCGAACTATCGTGATGATATATTTTTATATACTTTTCCATTATAAATTAAACGTTTTTTTGAGCGCAGTAAAAAGACTTTCTTGGTCTTTAGCAACTTTTGATAATTCAGAAACCATTTTATCTAATTTTGAAGTTGCAGAATAAATGGAATCACTTAAACCAACTAATCCTTGTGTAATCTGTGAATCATAATTCTTTACTTGAGAAGCATATTCTTGTTTGCCACCTGTGGACGATAAAGACCCTTCTGCTAACGTCGTTCCAGCTTTTCCGTGTAATATTCCCTTAACTATTGATTCTCTTCTTTCAGGAGAATCAATTCCTGACATATAATGTTTAAAGGCTAAAAATCCCATATTAGTATTAACACCACCATACATATTTTCTAATTTCTGCATGTGAGCTTTTGTCACCCTTCCCATTTTACTCGGGTCGTTTAATATTTTCTCAATGGCTGGGATTGAACCAGCTGTTTCTGGATACAGTTCTTGAACTGTACTATATAACAATGCTTTTTCTCTATCGCTTTGAGGGTTAGTTAGTTGATTTTGTAATGATTGAATATCTCCTCCCATTCTATCATCAAGAGCATAATTCTTTAATTGAGTAAATGCTTCAATGTTTCTATTAGTTGCTCCATAATTTGGACGATTTGAAAATCTCATTTGAGATTGCATAAGTTGTTGCTGTATATCAAGATATTCTTGAGCTCTTGCATAATTTCCATAGGAAACTCCACTTGAAGAATTTCTTGATAATCTATTCATTAAATTACTGATAGCATCTGTAGCATTAGTTCCATATCTATCATATTTTCCTGCACTTCCTAATGCACCAGAACTAAGTGATAATACTCTCTCTAATGCTTCCTGGTAATACGCTTCAGTGATTCCGTTTTGCACCATTCCTCTTTGAGATATTCTCCGGCTTGCAGATTGAGCAAATTCTGGAGCTGAAAGCCCCATATTATATATACCAATATTATTTCCTGGATTGTAATCAAATAATTTTGGATATAAATCTGTTCGAACATCTTCTATAGAACGATTGCCGTGTAATAAGGCAGCAAGTCCTGCCATTTGGTCAGATTTTTGAGCTTCTTGTGTTAAAAAAGTTCCAACAGTTGCAATAGGTTTAATCCAAGCTAATGATTTTGCAGCTTGTTTATCGTCCATTCCAAACATAGAAGTCATAGTTTGTCCAGCTCCCATGATTATAGACCCAAGGTCTTTACTTGTAATTCCACGAGCTAATTGGTCAAATCCCATCATAGTTTGAATAACTCGCATTCCATAATCAACATGTTTTTCAGGAGCTTTTCCTTCTACAACATCAGCTATTTTTTGATTTAAGTCTTGAACTCTTTGAGCAGCTTCTCTTGCCGTTGTTTCATCTTCAGCTGTATCTCTATCAACAATCGCTTGTTGTCTTTCTTGTCTTAATTGACTTAAAAAAGAATTGGGATTAAGATTTCCACCATTTCTTTTTATTTCATCTGTTAAGTCTTTTATTACTTTTGTAAGGTCATCATTTGCCTTTTGCTTTTCTTTTCCTTCTTCTCTATCAATGTTTTCATTCTGAGTATCAAAAATTGAACCAATGTGTCTAAATTCTTTTTCTCGTTTAGTTTCCCATAAATTTTCAATTCTTTGTCGTTGATTAACATCTGATATTCCTTCAACAGCCTTACTTTTATCTCTATCAATAGTTTCATCAATATTTGCATACGCTTTCTCCATTCTGGATTGAGTGTCTGCTCTTCTGATATTGTATTTTTGAGATATTTCTGAATTTATTTGTTCCCTTTGTATTTGTTCAGCTGATTGAATAATTGGTTTATAAATATTATTCCCAGGAACAAACATTGCCCCTTGTTGAATTATTGTTCTTCTAATTTCTTCAATAAGTCTTGAATCTGGAGCTTGAATATTCGTATTAGGAGGAGTATTTATATTTGGAGGAGTATTCGTATTTGGGGGAGTATTTATATTTGGGGGAGTATTTATATTTGGAGGAGTATTCGTATTAGAATATCCTGGATTTCCTTGTATTTTTACAGTAACGTCTCCCATTTTTAATAATCCTCTAAATTTATTTTATCGTAATCTTCGTCAATTTCTTTTTGAGAATAATTGTTTTTATATGTACCATCTTCAATTTTTCTTATTTCAATATCTTCTTGATATTCAATAAACATATCAATGAAGTTCATTTCTCTGTGTTTAATGGAACCAAAGGGAACATTGTACTTTTTTCTCCACCAATAATCAAGAATAAAATTGTTTTGCCAATTTGAAATAAAATTTATTATTTGTTGTCTAAAATCATTTGTTTGATTCAATTGATTCATTTGCTGAAGAATATAATTGTTCTAACATTTTAGAATACCAGGGTAAAATTTTTTCTTTATATAATTGAACTAATTTTTTGATTGATTCAGGTTTCATTTGTGTATAATCAACATTTTGTTCTTCTGAAACACTATTTTTCAAATTAGGACACATTATACTCAAAAAAGCAATTGTGTCAACCACATCTAAAATAAAATACATAGATTTTATACCAGAAGCGGCAAATGAACCATATTTATTCCCTGTTAAGGCGTTTTTCATTGATTCAATATCAATCATTTGTCCAACATTTGGAAAATTTATCATAAATTTTTTTCCATTAAAATCAATAGAGATTTCTCTTTCAATCATAATCTTTTATTTTTATTAAAACCACTATCTTATTATAAGTAGATAGTGGTTTTATAATTATTATTTTTCTATTTTCTTTTTATATCACACTATTATACAATATTGGAGTAGTATATTCAAATTCTGTATCTCTTCCTGAGATTTGTCCTTCTTGAATATCAAAACTTTCTCTTGTAGCAAAAGCTCCTGAAACTTTTGCAAAAGTTTCATACTTACTATTTACCATTCCTGTTGTAGTGTCTATTGTTCCATCCTTGACTTTTCTAAGAATTGATATTTCTAATCCATCTTCCTGTAACAATAAAGCTGTTGCCCATTCTTCTAAGGAATTTGCATTCCTGAATGTTCCTTGTTTTGAAACGTTTGCCAACAGATTGAAATTTATGGTATATGAAGAACAAGACAAATTTCCTTGCCATTCTAAAGCTGGCAATTCAGAAGGAGTCAAGACTCCAACCCCACTAACTCTTCCTCTTCTAATACTTTCAGTGATTCTAACATTTTTCATTTTTCCAACAGTTACACTATTTATTTGTATAATGGCTATTGGTGCTGTCATAACTTTATTTTCCATAATAAAAATTTTTTAAAATACAAAATCTAAAATATTACCTACAAAGAAAGTCTTGTTTACAGGAACATTAGGAACAAAATCATAATAAATGAAATAATCGCTATTTTTTACTACAATCTTAACATTTTTCCAAGATATCAATAAATTATCATTTCCTGCAGTTGCTACTAATGAAGCAAGTTTTGTTTCAGTGAAATTCTTCACTGAAATAGGGGTTGCTTGTGCAGCGGTTTGTCCTGTAAATCTTGTTTGTCCTTCTAATATAAGTTCTTTATTCAATTGAGATTTAATCAATTCAATTGATAATTCAAAAGATTGACCATCATCTGCTATTGTTTTCTTATTATCAAGCAATGTTGTTATTCCTTGATTTACGCACCAATATCCAGAAACATTTCTCACGTGTAATATTCCTGCTTGTAACGCTTTCTCTCTTTCTTTCTTTTTCAAATCGTAAGCAAAAGACTGAAAACCTACTCTCTTAAAAGTTAATGGTGTTTGAGCTGCCATACCTGCATTTAGTCCTATAATAGCTGCTGCAAGATATATAGAGTGTAATTGTTTTGTTCCATTATTATCTTTCCTTGAAACAATTGGAGCACCATGAACGCAAACAACCTGACCAGAATTGAAGAATTTAGCTATTGATTCAGATGAATTTGTATCACCAAATAAATCTGTATCATCTTCTCCTCCTGGAATAACCATAAATTCTGAAAATTTTGCAGATTGTTTTAAAAATGTAAATAATTTACCATTTGTTGCTGCTTCAACTCCCTTTCCATTATCAGCATTTAAATTAGTACATAAGAAAAAAGTTACATCTAATTCAGATATAGCTTCTAATACATCTGAATATTCTGTACCACTTAAAAATTCTGTTGTTCCTCCAATAGCTAATGTTTGGGTAACTTCTTTCAGTAAAGTAGTTCCAACACCAACCATAGAAATAACAAAATTAGCAATCATATACTTATTACTACTTGCCCAATCATATAATTGTTGCAATGTAGTAAAATCATCAGATTCAACAATTAAATTAGGAGTTGCATCTGATAAACTTTTTACTCCGTATGATTCACCAGCTTCATCTACTCCTGCAAAAGACCCCTTATATATTTGCAATTTAAATGTGGAAGCTGTTGTTCCTGCGATAATCTTACCAGCATAACCAACTTTTAGAACATCATTAACAACAATTCCGTTACCAACTATTCCTTCGTCTTTACATTTCAAGATTAGAGAATTCCCTGTTGATAAAGTAATTGTCAATGTTGCACAAGTTGTAGTTGCTGCTCTTGTGTAAAAAAGTTTTGGTGCTCCCGCAGAACCATCTGCAGGATTAAAAATCTTAGAAGCAATATCTCCAACAAGTCCTCCGCCAATGAAAGATAAAAAATCTTCATAGTTTTCAAATTCATATACAGATTTCAATCCTTGATTTAATTCTCCTTTTATTCCAGAACCTCCCGAAAATTCATAAGAACCATTTTTAGATAATCCAGTATCTATAATCATTACATTGCCAAATTGAGCAACATTAACTACAGATGTTGGATTATATACTGTTGCTGAATAAGAACCAGGTTCAATACATTTTTTTCCGTTAAAATTAACTTCTGTTGCCATAATAATTTATATTTGTGTTTATTTATAATATACTTGTTATTTTTCATTTTCATTGTTAATTGCTTTCATTATAATGTAAAAATTCTTTGCGACTTGTTGTTGTACAAGTTGTGGAACATTGAATTCGTAACGAAATGATAAATTTATCACTTTATGAAATATGGGTACAGGAGATAAATCATCTTGCATAACAATATCATTCCCCGAAATATTCGGCAATCTTATTCCATTTAATTCTAATTGAGGAACTAACATCAACAACATTGCCTTTAAAATATTATAAACAATATTTACTTCTGAAGAATTATTACTTGTAATCATTATTTGATAAGTGCATTCAAATAATTTAGTAAAATAATTTTGCGTTGCTATTTTTATATTATCTTGTAAAACGTCTTCTTGTATATATCCTTCGTCTTCTCCTATACTTGACGATGATTGTTCAGATGGAAGAAGAATATGCAATGAAATATGTTGAGCCACTTTTTGATTATAACCAAAATTCACCGATAAATTGTCAGGATATGATAATATTTTTTTTGCTTGAATAAAATAATTATATAAATTCATTTTTATTACATTACTATCTTCATCAATACCCAATATTTTATATAAAATTGTATTTTTATCATCTACATTAGATGATAAATCATTTCGTAATAATTTAACAATACTAACTAAAGTATTATAAATTGTTATTTCTGGCAATAATATTCCAATCATGATAAAACATTTTCTAAATATTCAGTAACTTCATTTTCTACAACAGTTTCTACATCTGTTTTTTCTACTGCTTTCTCAGCTATTCTATGAGCTTCAATTCCTTTGTTTATCCAACTTAATGGGTCAGAATTTTCTCCAACTCTTCTGAAAGTTCCATAGGTATTTTGATTTGTTTTATTATATTGTCCTGTTTGTTTTGTAAGTCCTTCATAAATTGAATTCTTATGAGTATATTCACCATAATAAGAATTTACGCTACTTTCTTCAATTGCTGCTCTTTCACTAATTTGTAATCCTTTCCCTGATGCTCTTTTTTTCATTATATCATATACTTCTTGAGGCATTTCTCCTGCAAATCCAGCTTGTCCCAAAGTTCCAGGAATTCCCATACGAAAGGGAATAGTTAAATACCAATTTCCTCCCTTACTTATTTGTTTCCCTTTGGCAGTATATACAGGAATAGTGTATTTTACTTTTGACGATTTTTTAAAACCCTGTTTCATATCAAAAGCCGAAGCTCCTTGTTCTACCATATTAGGTAAAACTCCTGTAAGAATAATTTGTTTTGAAAATCTTCCTTTATCAACTTTTACGATATTTTGTAAATATTCTGGTAATGTAGATTTTAGTTCTTTTTTTGCCTGTGCTTGCCAATTAGCATAAACTAAAGCTGTCACAGAATTTACACAAATTTCTGTAAGCATCTCAATACTTTTTGAACTTAATCCAAATTGTTGTTGTAATCCAGATAAATCTATTATTATAGGACTCATAATATTCTATCTTTTACTGGAAAAACTGTATTGTCAAAACTTTCATCACCAAATTTTTGACTATCAAATAAATAATGAGCTTTTCTCGCTAATACGTTGATAGGCATTTGTTTCAATTCTCTATTTACGTCGATAACGTGATAAACGGGAAAATGAGAATATCTAATAGAAATACTAATAGGAATTTCACTTTCATTTACATCTGAAACTAAAATTTTATCCTTTATTGTTGATGAGAAAATTATCTTATTCTTATCAATTGAAAATTCATCTTCTGTAATATTAACTAATTTTTCTGAATCTGATGAAAACAGAAACATATTAGTGATTGCTAATGGCTCATAGATTGGATAAGCAATGATTTGATTTTGAAACTGAATAGGTCTTAAAACTTCAGAATAGAATTCTTCTAATTGTGTTAAAATAATTTTATCCATAAATCCTAATTTATCTATTCCTTTTGTTGTTAATGAAACAGTTCCTCTATTAACTTCACTCCAATTTTCATATCTTTTTTTATTGTCCATGTGTTGAGCAATAAGTCTTGTTTCTATTCTATCGATAAAAAACCAACCTCTTCCTAATTAACTCATCATAATCAGCAACTCTCCAACCTACTTTAGGGTCGACAATATTAGGAGGAGTTTGATAAGCAACTGTTTTATCTAAAATACTTCTTCCGTCCATTTTCTATACAACTTCAAATGATATTCCTCTATATTTCCCCTTCAAAATTGGAATGACTCTATTTATGTCATCTATATAAGTTTTGATTCTTCCAGCAAATAATCCTCCAGATGCACTTCTGGTCAATGGGGTATTTTGACTTACTCCGTCCAGACTTATTTGCAATGAAGTAATCCCTATTCCATATATGACATCGCCAATTACAGATAATACATTTATTGCAGCAATTTTAGAAACTATATCAAATAAATCTGATGGCACTTTGTCCCATCCTGTAATGTATCTTGGTTTCCAATAATTAGGAATATAATTTTGTCCAAACCAGCCTAAATGAGGAGAAAGACCATTGAATATAAGAGAATTTTGAGTCATTGTCGCTCCAGATTTACTTCCTGTATTAGGAATTAAATATAAATTTCTATAAATTGAAACATCATTTTGTTTCTTCACGGACAACCATTCTTTCGGATAAGTTATTTGACAAACGTCATTTATCCATCCTTCCAGATTATCTATTTCAACAATGGGATATGTTGTTCTTATATATCCCCAAGACATAAATTCTTGTCTATTGTAATCTCTATTTTCTTCAATTACTTGTTTGGTTAATTTAAGACTGAAAAGGTCTTCGATTTGTTCTTGAGCTGATAATATATGTTGTGAGATAGCTGACATTGATATTTGTCTTCCATCATTAGAACAAAGTGGAATTCCGAAAAGATAATTTTCTACCAATTCTGTTGGTGACATTATCATATTGTAATCCTTATTGTATGATATTTTCAGTCTTAAACTTCCCATTAACTTTTATTTTTTTAAACTTCTTAAAAGATATTCAATCATTGCCTTTTTAGTAGTAATTGAAGAAAATTCTTCCTCAGGCAATTCTCCTTCTTTTGCCATTTGCTTTAATTCATCTAATTTCATACTATTTAATTTAACTTCTAAATTATCGTTATCATTAGATACTTGTTCTGTTTCAGAATTATCATCATTAGATGTTTGTTCCGTTCCAGAATTTTTTGTTAAATATTCCCAATCATTAGTTCCTGTAACTAATATTACAGCACATTTAGCTGATACATCAGCTATACCATTTGCATCAATTGTAATAAGTCCATCAAGAGGAACTATCAATTTTGACGAATTATTACTTGAATTTTTTGTTTTAATTTTCATTTTATTTCATTTTTAATTATTAAAAAAGGGTAGGGTTTTTCCCCACCCTTATAAAAATATTATACGATTTTTTTTTAGTTAAAATTTTCCAATATTTATAAATCTAACTAATTTCTTAGGAGCATATAAAAATGGAGTGCCGTATAACAAAATCATAAATCTAAATGCAGGTGATAAAACAGCTAAATCCATCTTCATAAGTGGAGCCAATTGAGCAAATTCAATAACTTCATTATCAAATTGAACAAGCATAGATTGGTCTGTATCAGGAAGAATACGATTCATATCACGAATTATTCCTGCACTACCTCCATCGTATCCTCTTGTTAAATCATCGAGAGAAACTTCAAACAATGGGAAGAATTCACCTGTTGCAGCTGAACCAGCTTTTGTTCTATATATACGATAACAAGTTGCTCCATTAGTTCCACCACCATCAGCAAATTTTAAATTTATAGCACAATTTGCAACTGCTGCGGTTGCTGCTGTAGAATAAATTGCCATATCACTTTCACCGAAACGATTTATAGCAACAACGCCATAATATACATTTCCAGCATCAGCTGTTTGCCATTTACTTCCATCAACAGTATTTGTTATTGAAATAGGAGTTGTTGCATCCCAAACTGGTTTATTTGGAGCCTTTACAGATGAAGCAGGAGTAGATGGATTTTTACTTGGTAATTTCTTGAAGAAAATATCATGATTTAATCCAATCTGACCAAATTGTGAATCAAAAGCTTGAACGTGCTGACCCATCACTCCATTACTCAATCCAGGAGTATTAGGCATAATGAATTTATTTCCATAGAAGTTCTTAACAAAATTAGATAGAACAGCTGGTGGTCCGTAAATTTGAGTTGCTAATCCATAATTTTCAACAATAGAATTAGCTCCTTGTTCTATTGCAGATTCAGACAATGCCTTTCCTCTCAAGTCAATAACTTGTTCTGAATTCATATAATCTGCATAAGAAGCCCAAGCATCTGATTGCATCTGTTGAGCAAGAAAACCGTTGAATTGTTCTGGAACCATCTTTTCATTTCCAAAATACAATCCTTGATTCAAAGTACGTAAAATCCAAAGAGTTCCATCTTTAATAGTTCTTTCCATTACAGAACCAATCATTGTATTAACAAGAGTCATTTGGTGAGTAACACTCTTCGTTACACCAAGATACTTCACTAACTGTGCTCTACGTACAAAGATTGAATCTTCTTCCTCAGGCAATTCTCCTTCTCTGTTCCAACCGCCATTGTTAGCTCCATAAGAAGTTTGTTGATTATATTCTTCTACTGTATTGTAAGCTGGTTTCTTTGGAATATCTTTCCATAAACGGATATCGCTTTCACGAAAAGTGATATGTTTTAATGTCTTTTCTAAAGATTCAACCTTTAAAGGGGCACCAGAAGCAGTGGTCAAGTCAGCAGTATCTCTACCAGTAATATCTTGCGCTTCAAGAGCTTTATTTAACTGATTTAAACTTTCTGAACTCTGTAATCCTGAATGGAAACCATCTTGCTGAGAAGCATACCCAAAATCATCTAAATTGATTGATAATTTGTCCATTTTTCTTAATTTTTTGTGTTATTTAATTATTTCTATACCAAATTCATTTTTCATTCGAGCAATAATTGATGAAGGCAAAGTTTTTGTCGCTTCAAAAGAAGTGCAAGCCTTACTGAATTCTGGGTCGTATCCTTTGTTAAAAGTTGCTTGGTCTAATAACTCAGCAACTTGATGAGAATTTTTACTCATACTTATTTGATTAGCTTTATTTTCATTCAATTCATTTTTATCAGATTTCGCAAAAGCTCTTTCAACAACAGTTGATGATGTTAAAGATTTAGGTGTAGGAACAGAAGAACCAAATTCTTCTATTTTTTCAGATAAATAATTGATTGTATCTTCTTGAGCTTTAATGATATCTTGAAGTTCTTCATTTTTAGCACTTATTGATTTTGTTTGGTTTGATACATTTTTTATCATTACACCAATAGCTTTCATATAATCAACTTGTTTAGCTTGATTACAAGATATAGCTTTTTCAATATTTTTTAAAAAATCTTCAGAATCAAAGGCTTTTTTAACATTTTTCTTCTTATTGTCTTCTTCCTCTTCTTCTTCCTCTTCTTCTTCTTCTTCCTCCTCTTCCTCTTCTTCTTCTTCCTCCTCTTCGTCTTCATCATCTTCTTCTTCCTCCTTTTCTTTCTTTTTCTTAGATTTTTCAAATGCATCTTCTTTTAATACATTTTTACTTTTTTTGATATCTTCTTCCTCATCAAGACTTATGCCTAATGTGTCATACGCTTTTTGGATATCTTCTTCGGTAATTTCTTTTTTTCCATTCATATTTGAAACTTTTTTAATAATTAAAAATATTTTTTCTGCCTTTTTTATATTTGTTTTTGGACTATCTTTTAATATTTTTTCAATAATTTCTGCTTTTGAAAAAGTTTTTTCTATTTCTTTTGGTTCATCTACATCATTGAATTCATCTGTATCCCCCTTTATAATATTTGCAAAAGTTTTTGGATTTTTAGGCTGATGAGTAATTGCCACTCCTGTAATTACAGCCTTTACAATTTTTTTGAAGTCTGGAGATTTTTTATCTTCACTTTTTCTTTTTAAAACTTTTCCTTCGATAGAATAACCTAATCTTCTTTTTTTTGAATCTTTTTCAAGAACTTGAGCAAGTTTCCATACATCGCAAGCAATTTGACTTGATGGATATAAATCTGTTTCAATATAAAGTCCTTGCGGACGTATTTCAGCTTTTGAAGGTTCTCCGATTATAGTTGCTGGTTGTCCTTTCGCTTGATGATGCCAATTAACCATTCCACTTTTTAATAATGGATTAATGTCAAATCCCTTAGGGTCGAGGAATTCACCATCGCTATCTTCATCAGAAGTTGAAGCAATTCCTCCTAATCTCATAATTTCTTCACCTGTTGAAGGGTCTATAAGATTTTCTTGAGATTTTTCAATTGGACACCAAAATTTAAAATTATCATTCATATAAAATAAACTAAAGATTTTTTTTACATCTTTGAATTTTTATAACTGTTAAAAATAAAAATTTTTGTTATTGATTAACAATAGTTCTTTTAACCCACCCAAAAAAGAATTTTTTATTTTTAGAATTCTTGTTGCAAATTGTGATATAATATTTTATTTTTTCAATTTTCCTTGAATTCATATAATTTTCATACAAAATATTATTGTTTAAACTGTCATATTTTAACTTCCAAAATTGAATTTGATTGTTTAATTTTTGTATGGTATCAAAATTTTGAACAAAAATAGTATCTTTTTTCAAAGGAATATTCTTACATTTATCTTGACTTCTGCAATTACAACTACTAAAAATAATAAGAAATGTAAACAATATGTATATTTTTTTCATATTACAGAATTTAATTTTCTTAACAATTCTATATTTATTTGTCCAGTTTGAGGCAACGAAAATTGTTTTTGAGATAATCTTATTGACGTTGATACACCCATATTAACAGCAGTATCATACATATCATTAGCTACTTTTTGATTATTTATTTTATCTCCCCAAATTTTATCCCAAAAATTTTCTTTATAAAATTCACCCTCTAATTTTTTTAATTCAGCTTCTCTGTCCTTTAAATTCTTAGGAAAATCACTTTTCTTCTTTTGAAAATCAATAATTATCCAACCTTGCCAAGTAGAATGAAACTTTCTTGCTATACCACAATATGTTTCTCCACCATTATCATCTGGGTCATTAACATAACCACCTTCAAATGCACTTGTTCTTTGATAAGCTATTTTAAAATCTGCCATTATTTATAATAATTGTTATTTTGTTTGCCAT